ATGGCAATATTTCCACGCCATTTGCGACAAATCTGCGACAAAATGAAGTTACCGACACCGCGTAAAAGAGGTGAGACATACACAATAACAGTTTCTCATCAAGGAAAACGCTATTATTGCACCCGTGATACTGCAAAAGAATGTGAACAATGGGCTGCTCTCAAACTGCTAGAGTTAAAGGCTCAGAAAAAAATTGAAAGTGGTGAAGAAAAACCAAAATTTCTATTCCGTGATTTGAATAATAAATATTATCAGGAAGTAGGAATGCTAAATCCGTCCAAATCATCAAGAGCATGGATTAAAGGGCAGCATAAAAATTTTGAAGTGAAATTTGGGGCATTAGCTCAAAAATCAATTTATGACATTACACCAAAAGATTTAACTAATTGGCGAAATAAACGGTTATCTGAAGTAAGTGAAAATACAGTATTAAAAGAAATATCACACTACAGTGCGATGTTTACATTCGCGCAAAAAGAACTATTTTTGATTGATGAAAACCCTTGGATGCAAATGACAAAACCCAAAAAGCCTAAAGCTCGGGACCGTCGCATACATCCTTCAGAAATAGATTTAATGCTAAAGGCTTTAGATTATGAAAGGGGCAGTGTTCCAGTGTTGCCACAGCACTATGTTGCTTGGGGTTTTTTATTCGCCATAGAGACTGCATTACGTCGTGGTGAATTGTTGGCAATGGCAAAGAAAGATATTTATGACGGCTATGTCCACCTACCGAAAACTAAGAATGGAGATTCAAGAAACGTACCGCTATCTGAAGAGGCAAAAGAATTATTAAAATTAATTCAGCACACTGGACGCAATATTATCCCTCAGTCTGAAAATGCATTTAGATTAATGTGGGAAAAAAGAAAAGCGAGTATTGGTCTTAATAATCTTCATTTTCATGATACTCGTCATGAAGCTATTACACGTATGGTTAGAGTCAGAAAGCTACCTGTTGAGGTATTAGCCAAAATTACAGGTCATAAGAAAATTGATGTATTGGTTAATACTTACTATAACCCTGATGCAACCGATCTGATTGAAGCATTTAACGGATAAAACTAAGCCCGCATAAAGCGGGCATATAATTAATTTTTTCTTTTAGGTCCACGTCGGACCTTTTGATTTTTTAATATCGCATCGGCTGCGTCTGGATCGTACATATGTTTGCCGTTGGTGCCTTGGTTAATTGAAATGCATTTAGTGCGTATGGTTTCATCTGAAAGGCCATATTTAGCAACAAGCTCTGCCACTGATACAAGTTTACGTTTTTCTAGCTTTAGGGCGGTAACTGTACCGCCTAAAAGCATTTGACCGAGAACAATTTGAGGGGCTGAATCTGCTTCAATCGTTACGATAAATTCAGGCATTATTCCCTCCATCTTTTTCTGCCAATTCATCCAAAGCTTGAGCAAACAATTTCATGCCTTCACGTAAATGACGTGCATACTTTTCTGGTGCTGGATCGGCATAGATGAAACGTCCACCATGTGAAACAGGTACAGGTGGATTAAAGCCTGCATTTCTGTACACGCTCATGATGTGCCCACCTAGCAAGGACTCCAGCTTTTGAACGGTTTTAGGGTCCTGTAATTTTTCGAGATAAGTTGCCATTACCAATCACCCCCGCTTAACTTCGCACATAATGCAGGGCTAAAAACAGCTTCTAATTCCTTTTGTGGTGGTTCGCCATATTCATCAGCGTGAGATTTTCCAAGCAATAAAGCCATGCCATCATTTGGGCTGTAATAATTTGCATCGGGGAAATACTCGCGTACTTCATCAAGGAGTTTTGCAAGTGCTGTGTTTAAGCGTTTAAAACGTTTTTCAAAGTTTGGATTAGCTGTGTAAAGCAAATCGCTTGCATCTAATTCACCTTCAGCAAGAACTGCCAAAACTTCAGCTTCGGTTAGAGATTTATAGTTCATGCTGCTTTACCTTTTTCATGGAAAGATCGCTTTTGATATTTTCGATTTGAATTTCTTGATCTGTAGACAGAGTCATAGCAGCCTTTACAGGCAGAATCGGGTCTTTGTTTAACAGAGCCATCTTTAGATTTTTGATTAATCATGAACCAAAATTCTGAATCAGCAGGCCAATATTCTTGGCAATGTTTGCACAGCTTTTCCAGACCTAACTCTGTTTCAATAAACTTGGGTTTAGTAGGAATATTATTTATAGAACCCATACTTTTTTCTCCCTAGAAAGGCATATCGTCGTCAATTTCAGGTTGAATATGGATAACTGGTAGCCCGTTTCCTAGACGTTCTATTGGTGTTATCTTCATCTTGCCTAATTCATCAAAAGATACTGTGGCTTCCCAATCATCCTTAGAGCCTAAGTCAACAGCGTGGAATGCAATATTTTGATTAAGCGTTGCTATTTTATTGATTGCTATCCAATGCTTAGCCTGGTTAAAGGCATCATCAAGTGCGTTATGTAATTCGCCTTCAGGGGTGAATTCAACATGTGGAGAGTATTTTAGAAAAGTTCTGAAGCACATTTCACGCGAGAATTTCCAAGGTTTGTCTATACCGCATTTTTCTAAAATGTTGTTGGCCCAACGTATATCAGCCATAGAGCCTTTGCTCCAAATTTCACGACAACCATGACTTTTGTATAGGTCAACAAGCAATTCCAATGCATAACCGATATCGGTTGTCCCACCAAAAGCACCAAGCTTTGCTGCAACGCTTTGTTTTTCCCACCACTTAATAGTTTCCTGGCTGATCGTACAACCAATATCTAAGCAAGACTGCTGATTAATTTTTTCGCCAATACAGTCAATGATTTCATCTTCATTAAATACAACTGCGCCGATGCTTAAAATTACAGGGCATTCACCAACATCAAGAGTTTCAAAATCAAGCATTAATCTATTCATTAGATTTTCTCCAAGTAACTAACTAAGAGATAGCCAGATCCAAGCAGGCCAAGTATTAAAAAACCTAATAACTTTTCCATTGATCAAGCCTCCAAAACCGAACCGTGAAAAGCAGAACTTAGTTCTTTAGTCCATTTAACCTTTTCAACAAGATTAATAAATTCAAGGTTGTAAGCTGAATCAATGAAGGCATTAGCCTGGGCAATCGCAATAACGAGTTCGTTGCCATTAGAGGCTTTTGAAATGTTGGAAATAGCGCATTTGATTTGATCAATCGATCTTTCACGGTAGAAATCAAAATCACGCTTTGGCTGGGCAAAATTAGAGGCGAATAGTCGAGCATCAACAATGATGTCGAACTGGGTTTTAGAAGGGTTATGTTTTTTCATACGAACACCTAACTTAGATTAGTTTGTATTAATAAACTAATTCAAGTTAGTTTGTTCGTCAATATAAAAATTAACTAAAGTTAGTTTTTATTCTGGAAATAGTGTTTTTATAAGAATTTTCGGCCAGTTTCAAACTTACCTACATACTTGCCTTTATAGATGCTATCTTCTTTAAGGAAAATAATATTAGGTTGATAATTTTTATTAAGTGCTTGTAAATACATTCTATTATCTTCTTTTACAAGAGCTTTGAACGTTGCATCACCTTCATGCTGAACAACAACCATTTCACCAGTTTGAACACAATCAATAGGTACATCTGGATCGATACAAATATAATCACCATCGTTAAAATAAGGTGCGTTGCTTGTGCCTTTTACGATCATGTAAAAACTATTTTTACCGGCACTTGGTGGGGCTGGAAGCCATTGATTAATATCGAATTTGCTTATGCTTTGCACTGAGGTCCAATTTCCTGCTTGAACGTGAGTGAGAACAGGCAATAATCTTGAAACTGGTCTGAAGTCTATTACACTCGACTCTTCAGAAGCTTTACCGTACATAAGATACTCAACAGTTGTATCTAAGGCTAAAGCTAATTCATGCATGTTCTCTAGTTTTGGTGTATTTGTCTCGTTTTCCCATTTTAAAACAGAGACATCCGATAAGCCAAGCAATTTTCCTAGATCTTTCTGAGTAAGCTTTTTAGCTTTACGTAAACTTTTTATTCGTTTGCCGATGGTTTCCATGAAAAAGCCTTAACTTAATAAACTAACTTATGTTAGCTATTGACTAACTAACTTTAATCACTTTTAATAAACTAACTTGAGTTAGTTTTTATAGGTGATTTATGACACGCGACGATGCAATCAAACTACTTAACTGCACTTATTCAGAGCTTGCAGACAAATTAGAACTAACTACGGCAGCGGTTTCACGCTGGGCAAATCGTGAACTCCCTTATGATCGTGAATATGAAATTCTTGAACTTGCTGCTGGCCGTATTCCTAAGCGCCTTTTGAAAGCAGAAAAGAATTTATCCCAAGCAAATAATTAAAAAAATGAATGAAACCGGAGATTTTTAACATGGTCTTATCTTTAATCGAACGTCGTGAAAAAACGGTTATGTCATTAGAGCAAGCTTTGAAAGCTGCTGTTTACCGTCCAGGTGATGAATACCTAATGGCACAAATTGCCGAAAAGAATGGATGGAATATCAATACTTTCCGTAGTTCTATCAATCCAACGACTCCTACACATAAGGCAAATATTTATCATTTCGAAGCTATTTTAGATGAGACAAAAGATAGCCGAATTATGGATAGTGTTTGTGCAATTCATGGAAATGCGGCTTGGTTTGAGTTACCTAAAACTGAAAATTTAAATACCGCTGATTTCGTTATGAAAATAGGAAAATTGGCGCAAGAGCAGGGTGACTTATCTCAATCTGTAGCTAAAGCCATAGGTGATGGTTGCATTAGTGAAGATGAGTTAGCGGTAATTCGTAAAGATGCTTTTGAACTCATTCGAGTTGTTTCAACCATTTTGGCGATGGCTGAGGAACAACATAGAGGTGATCATGCCTAGAAAAAAGAAAGGGTTTGAGCTACCCGATGTAAAACATGCTGCCCGTGGTCAATGGGAAGATATTTTTGCACGTTTTAATATTACTGTTCCTAAAAAAGATACTCATGGACCTTGTCCGTACTGTGGTGGCGAAGATCGTTTTCGGTTTGATGATAAATATGAAAATGGTGATTGGCTTTGTAATGTTTGTACGGAAAGCAAAAACAGAGATGGCTTTGATTTAATTGGTAAAGTTACAGGTTTACCGTTTTCTCAAATCATTGAAGAGGTTGCTTCAATTGTTGGTTTAGACGCAACCAGTACTATCACGCCTCAAATGCGTAAACAGTGGGAAGAAGAAAAAAAAATACGTGATCGCATTAACCAGGAGATGAAGCTTAAAAAACAGCAACAAGTAGCTAGACAAGCAGCAGGTTTATACCGCAATCCTTATCCTGGTGAAACAAGCCCATATCTTGAACGAAAGCAAGTACCCGTTTTACCTGGCGTGAAGATTGATCATAAAGGGAATGTACTAATTCCTGCTTATGACACTGAAGGCTTCATGTGGAATATGCAAACTATATATCCGGATGGTGGAAAGTTTTTTGTTTCTGATGAAGAGGACCCAAATGGAAACAAAAAAGGTGGACGTACTGGCGGCTGTTTTTTCCTTCTCGGAACCATCGAGCTTGTTGACCCAATCATTATTTGCATAGCTGAAGGGTACGCAACTGGTGCAAGTATTCACTTGGCAACGGGCTATCCCGTGGCTTTGGCTTTTGTAGCTAACAACATTCCAAAAGTCGGTGCAGCTTTAAGAGAAAAATACCCGCAAGCAACACTTGTTTATTGTGCTGATGATGATAGTGCAAAAGATGATACAGGTATGAAATACGCTCAACAAGCTGTGGCTGTCACTGGCGGCATCGTAGTACTCCCTAAATTTAATAAGGTGGCATAAGTGAACCAAAACCAACAAGCAGGACAGCCACAAGCAACTTTCATCCCATCGGACTTCAATGACCTGCATTTGATGTTTGGGTTGGAAGAGGTAAAGGCTCAGATCGTCCAGGCTATTAATACGTCTATTCCTTTTTCCCCCGAACCCCCTGAAACCAACAAGCCCATCCATAGTGAGAGGGAAATTGAGAAAAATTCTCATGTTCCAATGGTTGAGGAAAATCTAGTGGCTGGTGAATCGGGGCAAGGGGGCGACATTTCGATAGAAAATGATGCTGTACCTGAATCTATTCAGAAATTCATTGATCGTTATTACTTAATTGAAGCAAAAACAGATGTTTGGGATAACTTTGACAAAGTCGTAATAAAGAAAAATGCTTTTACTGCTTTGTTGGGTCAAAAGCAGTACAAGCTATGGTTAGACCATAAAAAAGTTATTCTAAAATCTGAGTTTGAACACAATGTTAATGTGGCTACTAATTTAACTATTCAGGAATTATTAGATAATTTCGTTGTCCTGGCAAACTCAGAGGAAGCTTGGAATTTAGTTGAGCGTAGGACTTGGCTTATTAAGCATATACGAATTGCTTACCCTAATATTTTTGACTTGTGGTTTAAGTCTCCAGCTAGAAAAATCATTCCTCGTCAAAACCTTATTTTTGACCCCAAGCAAGAACATGATCATGATGAGAATTACATCAATATTTATCGTGGATTGAACATTGATGTAATGCGTGATCAGCATGGTGAACAATTGACTCGTGCAGAAGTCTATGAAGATTGTAAGGGCATCATGACCTTGATTAATGATCTTTGCGATGGGGAGAAGGAAGCAGTTCTTTTTTTATTGAAATGGCTAGCGTTTCCTCTTCAAAACATTGGCGCGAAAATGGCTACATGTGTGCTGATGCATGGTCATATTCATGGATCTGGTAAATCTTTAATGTTCGTTTCAATCATGAAAAAGATTTATGGTGAATACCATACAACAGTTGGGCAAGCTCAACTTGATAACCAATATAACGAATGGATTGAAAACAAACTTTTCGGTGTGTTTGAAGAGATTGTAGATAACAAGAAAAAACATAACGTTATGGGCATGATTAAGCATCTCATCACTGGTGAAACGCTCTATGTAAGTAAGAAATTCGTATCAGGATGGGAAATGAATAACCACCTGAATACTGTATTTTTATCAAACAATACTCAACCACTACCAATCGAAGAAAAGGACCGTCGGTTCTTAGTGCTTAACCCTTGTAAAGACTTGGATGGACCTTTGCACGAAAGGGTTATGCAAGAGTTAAAGACTAACGGTGTACAAGCTTTTTACACTTATTTGATGGGGCTTGATTTAACTGACTTTCATGAACACGTTAAGCCGCCAATGACCATAGCTAAAAGGACGATGATTGATTATTCGCGTGCAGGCTTTGACACGTTTTACCATGAATGGAAAAACGGTGACACAAAATTCCCTTATGTCTCATGTAAATCAGAGCAGCTTTATAAAGCGTTTGGTCAATGGTCCAGAACAACTGGAGAGCATCAAATCAGCATGAAAAGATTCATTATTGAGGGTAAGAAGCATGGCATTGTTCCAAGTGATAAGGCCAAGCATTGGAAAGGTAAGCGAAGTTCTGGACAAAATAAAGTCATTATCATTGGTGAAAAACCCAAAGATGAACAAGAGCAGCTTTGGCTGGGGTTGCAAATCGAACAATTTCAAGATAGCTTAGACGGGGTGAATGATGTTCCTGAAGCAAAATACGCACAATAAGAGCTTCTCATGTGAACGATGTGAATGGTCATGTGAACCATTTAAGCAAATCATTCACACGCTCAAAGCCTTATCTGCCAATGCATACAATAACCATGTGAATGATGTGAACCATTTTCTTGCGCGCGCACGTGAGAGAAAAAAACACCTATTGCTTAATTTAAATCAATTTAAATCAAATATTGTTCATAATTTAAACACAAGTGAAATCACTCTCACGCGAGAAAACACACATAAATCATTCACATCATTCACATGTAATACAATTTATTGTTTTTACTCATGTTTTCATGTGAACCATTGTTCAAAATCATTCACACAACCATTCACATCATTCACATGGAATTTTGAGGATTAAAAAAATGGAAAAATATTTACGTTTATTAAATCCCAAGACAACCAATTATGATGCAATCCCTTCGGGTAACCACGGTGCTTTGACTGCTGCGGACGTATGCATTGCTATGAGTTATGCAAAATTAACTCCTTTGCAGGATAATTTATTTCGATTGAAGTACTTGGGCGCAAACAACATTGAGAATGTGGAATTATTTAGCAAGTTATTACTTACAAAGTATCAAGATAAATTTATTCAAGCAGGTGTAAATGCGGTTTATCACCTGCCAATTGTTCGTGTTGCTTTGGTTGAGTTCTGTTTGGTATCTGCTGATTACAAGCCTACAGAGCGCAATCGAGAAATTATTTCTGGTTTTAGTGATACCACTGTCCGCAACCATATGAAAAGTCATATTGATAATGTGTTAGCTGATCTAAAACAGGCATGTGAATTAGGCGAAGAAAAGATTTTTTGGCAGATCAATAAAACTAACTAATAGTTAGTTATTGACAGAAAAGCAAACTTGAGTTAGTTTTTACCACAATGGAAAACTGTATTATACGCTGTAGTTTCCTTCAGAGCTGAAAAGCTCTCTTTCAAAGCCCGCATGACTCCCTTTGACATGCGGGCTTCTTTTTTGAGATTTGGAACCATGACAAGCCGTCCACCACAAAGAGCTAAGCGCCCATGTCTTGTGGGCAGTTGTAAAGATTTCGCTTCGAACAAAGGTTACTGTGACCAGCATCAAAACCGAATCAAACAAAAAGATCGGGAGCGGGGCACAGCACACCAGCGCGGCTATGATGCCCGTTGGGAAAAAGAAAGAACAAAATTCTTAGATGAGAACCCGTTATGTGCGGACCATCGAAAGCGCGGACTTGTTGAGGCCGCAACGGTTGTTGACCATATCATCCCGCACAAAGGCGACCAAGTGTTGTTCTGGGATAAGAACAATTGGCAACCGCTTTGCAAGTCATGCCATGACCGCAAGACAGCAACCGAAGACAAAGGCGGTTGGTCATATCAACCGCCAGTTACACAAAAGCCAGTTGATTGTTATGTCTTTAAAGTTGGTGAGATGGTGCAAGCTGCAACGGCTTATGCAATTGACACTTTGTCGTGTGGTTGGACTGATAGTTTTGAAATCAAATCAATCGAAGATAAAAAGATTGAAGTGCATGATGCTGATGGGTTTGTACATCGCTTGCATCACTCACATTTCAAGGCGGTGACTGCATGAGTTGCGAACGAGAAGTTATATTGCTCGGTGATCCGGTTGTATATCGTGATGACTTGAAGGGGTTCGATGAACTTGGTGTTGTTGTTGAAGCTGGCTCATGTCTCAAAGTCTTATGGAATGGTGAAGATCATCCACGGTCTGAAATACAAGAACGATTACGCGGTGCTCGACTTGATGAAGTTGATGCAAGTCAACGGGTAGTTATATCAAACTGAAACACTAGTTATCATTGAAGCATAAATATTTAGAGGAAATCTAATGTCTGATGATGTTTATGAGGTTGGTCAAAAAGTTGTTTTAGTTGAAGAATTAGACTATCCGCAGATTTGGGAGATTGTTGCAGTTGGCAGAAACGGCTGGCATCAAGTTCGTGGTGACGGCCCTTATTGTAATTTCGGAATGCCAGCTCATGTATCTGAGTTTCGACTGGCAACGGATGAAGAGATTCAAGCCAATAAACGATTGTAAATTTCAAACCTCCTTCGGGAGGTTTTCTTTTTGGATTCAAAAAAGGGGATAGGGGGTCAAAAGTCAAAAAGGCCCTCTCAGAAAAGACCGCCCCCCCATCAAATTTTTGTGTGGTCAAAAGTCCATAGGGGGGTATACCTCTAATATTTAATCAGTTTTAAATTTTTGGAGGTCCTTATGTCAAACATGGGAAGACCTAGAAAGTCTTTACAAGAAAAAGTTTTAAGTGGTGGCCGCGTTCGAGAAGATCGTGATGAAGATGCACAAGTTGCGAATGCTGCTGTCGATCTTGGAATGCCACCATGCCCAGCATGGCTAAATAAAAAAGCCCGAAAACATTGGGACACATTAGGTCCGAAATTGGTTCAAGCGGGTTTGCTTAGTGTTGTTGATGGTGATGTGTTTTTACTCCACTGTGACAACATGGCAGCGTATGAAGAAGTTCAAGAAAAATTGCAGGATATTAATTCTTGGGTTGCGACGACTCCAAACAAATTTGAAGTCCAGTCGGCATGGCTGCAAATCCGAAATAAATTGCAGGAATTAATTATTAAAACTGCCCGTGAATTTGGTTTAACTCCAGCGGCTCGTTCAAGTGTCAAAGTGAATAAACAACAGCAGCTTGATTTATTGGGTGCGGCAGCGGCCACTGAAGATGATGAATTTGCGGATATGAACATCCGTACAAGTTAGGAAAATTTATGCGTGATTATTTTAAAATCGCGCTCCAGTATTGCCTTGATGTTCGCTCTGGAGTGCGTGTATCTGGGCAACTTGAAAAACTTGCCATAAAAAGATTTTTAAACGATTTAAAAAGATCAAATTTTAACGTTGAGTCAGTCGATGACGAAACACAAGAATTATTAAATCAACTGAAATTTAAACCTAGTCCAGATGTTGATTTTGATTATGAATTAAATCTTGGGCGTGTAGACCATGCCTGCAAATTTGTTGAAGCCTGCCCACACGTAAAAGGGAAACTGGCAAAAATAAAACCTGATGGAACTAGACACCGATTGATATTAGAGCCGTGGCAAATCTTCGCTATGGTAAATATTTTCGGCTGGATTGATTCTGACAACAAACGTCGTTTTTTGTATGTCTATATTGAGGTAGCTAAGAAAAATGGTAAATCAACTTGGCTGGCTGCCGTTGCCTTATACCTGGCATTTCTTGACGGTGAAATGGGTGCTGAAGTTTATACAGCAGCGACATCGAGAGACCAGGCAAAAATCGTATTTGAAGATGCGAAAAAAATGGTGGAATTTTCCCCACGCATGTGTTCGAAATTCGGCATTGAATTTTCACAATATTCAGTCTTTCAGACCGAAACAAACAGCTTTCTTAAAGCGCTATCACAAGATAGGGGCGGAACAAAAGATGGTTTAAACGTCCATGCAGCAATTATTGATGAATTACATGCTCATAAAACTGCTGACATGTATGACATTGTTGCGAATGGTACGGCAGCACGTGACGAGCCATTGATCTTGGCAATTACAACTGCTGGTGATGACACGACAAGTAAATGTTATCAAGAACGGCAAATTGTTGTTGACGTTTTAAAGGGTAAGGCTACTCACGAACAATATTTCGGAATGATCTTCTGCTTAGATCGTGGTGATGATTGGCAAGACCCAAAAGTATGGCCTAAAGCTAATCCCAACTATGGGGTCTCGGTTAATGAAAAGTATCTTTTTTCAGTCTTTGAAAAAGTCAAAGTTAGCCCAAAGCAAGAAGGTATCACTCGCCAAAAGCACTTAAACGAGTGGGTTGGTGCTGTTGATGGTTGGATTGCTCCTTCAATCTGGGAAAAATGTTTCTCAGAAGTTAAATATGAGGATTTAAATGGGCAAATCCGCTTTGGCGGATATGACTTGGCTAGTCGACTCGATTTAGCTTGTTGGGCTGAATTGATACCGCGTTTAGAGGCGGATGGGAAGATTCATTGGTATGCATTTATTCACTCATATATCAATGAGCATGTACTTGAAACTAAAGCAGCTATCAATGGAGAAAAACGCCCAGATGAATATCCAGTTTGGCGTGATCAAGGCTTTTTGATTGCTACTCCCGGAGAGTCAACAGACTTCAAACGTATTCAAAGGGATATTGAAGATGCACATGTAAAAAATCCCTTTTATGAAATTGGTCATGACTCTCACCATGCAGATCAATTAACCGCGAACCTTCTTGAAGAAGGGCTTGCGGTAATTGAGGTCCCTCAGAAGACTGAATTTTTAAATCCAGCGATGCGATGGATTGAAGTTTTGCTTGCTGAGGGGCGATTTCATCATTCTGGTGATCCTGTATTTAACTGGTGTGCATTGAATGTGGTTGTAAAAGAAGATGCAAAGGAAAATATTTTCCCACGTAAGTCTTCACCCGCAAAAAAAATTGATGGAATGGTTGGGGTCATTATTGCTGCATCTCGTGCCCGACACTGGGATAGTGAGGAGGTATTTGATCTTGTGCCTGGTGATAACTCTGATGATTTTGACTTTGATGACTATATACAAAATATGGTAGTGGGGCGACGATGACAGCAAAAATTGCAAAAAGTCGGCTGTTTGAGTGTCTTGAAAAGGACAAAATCAATCGGGCCGTGGATGATGCAAAGGAGAGTAATACTCGAAGTACTGGTCCAGCAAATCCAGGGCGGGGAACACTAATTGATTTTCCCCGCTCAAAAAGTCGGATTGCTAGTACAGCGACTTGGGACCGTGCAATGACACTATCGGTAGTGTTTGCATGTCATAAAGTTTTAGCTGAAACAGTAGCAAGTTTACCCCTTGAAATGTTCATGTTTGACAACGATCGGAATCGCAAACAAATATTTGATCATAAGTTGGCGAGTCTTTGGCGTAATAAACCAAATGACGAGCAAACTAATGTCGAATTTAAAGAAACATTTATGCTGAATTTAATCAGTGGAAATGTATATGTGCGCAAACATTTTTATCACAAAGAGCTTAATCAACTTGTAGTGATAAATAATGCTTCTGTAGACCCAAAATTGAACAATAAAGGGAAAAAAGAGTATCACATCACCTATTCTGATGGAAAAAAGGAAATCCTAACAAATAATGAAATTTGGCACGTCAAATTATTTGGTACTGGTTTGGTTGGGATGTCGCCATTGGCATATGCGGCCAGATCAATAGGAATTGGTCTTGCAACCGACGATAAAGTTGGTCGAATCATGGAAAATGGAGCTAAGCCTTCAGGTGCGCTTTCAACAGATAAATCACTGAAAAAAGAACAACGGCAATCATTACGTGAAGAAATGGAAGAGCTAGTTTCTGGTGATGATTGGTTTTTACCAGTTCTTGAGGGCGGATTGAAGTTTGAAAGATTTAGCTTAACTCCAGAAGATATTGAACTTTTAGAAACTCGTAAATTTACTGTTGAAGAAATTTGTCGTTTTTATGGTGTACCAAGTGTACTTGTCAATGACACTTCTGGTTCAACAGCTTGGGGCAGTGGTATTGAACAAATCGTGGAAGCATTTTATCGATTTGGTTTGCGTCCATACTTTGAGCGAATTGAAGAGTCAGTTCGACTTAATTTGCTTGATCGTGTTGATTGGGATAAGTACGAATTCGAGTTCAAGATTAAAGACTTATTACGTGCATCAATCACTGCTCGGATTAGTAATAACAAATCAAGAATCGAAAGCGGACAAGCCACGATTAATGAGGTCCGCAAAGAAGAGGGATTTAGTCCTGTTGAAGGTGGAGATAATTTAATGATAGCTGCGAACCTTATTACCCTTGATCGCGCTGTAGCTGGAGGGGGACAAAAAAATGAATCTTAGTATGCTCACAGTGCGTAACTCACAAGTGCAAAAGCCGGATGTTCAAATCCGGCTTTTGCCATTCTCAGATGTGAAATTACGCTTTGATGAAAATCAAGATAAAAATTCAGCATTCATATTTGAAGGCTACGCTGTCCGTTGGGACAGTGTGAATTCACATGGCGAACAATTTGTTAAAGGTGCCTTTGCAGATTTTATTAATGCCGTGAAAGCTGGAACCATGCGTTGCCACATGTATTACAACCACGGCCACCGTCATGACTGGATTAGTCCAGAGTATGCAATGCGGATTGGCAAGTGGCTTGAACTAGAAGAGGATGACATAGGTTTTAAGGTATCTGGCCGCCTCACACTTGGTTTAAGCCTTGCTAATAATGTTCGTGCAATGCTTGAAGATGGCACGATAGATGGTTTATCGATTGCCTTCTTTAATCCAGATCCGATGGATATTGAAGATATGGGGTCTTATATACGTATTAAGCGTGTAAGTCTTTATGAAATTAGCATTTGTGATGAACCTAGTGATCGTAATGCACGAGTAACTGATGCGGATATTCGTAATATTCAAACAGAACAGGACATGAAACTTTACCTAGAGCGAAAGTTCAACATTGATGACATTGCAGCCACAAATTTAATTAAGCGTGCTCAAGAGTTTGGGCAGGTGAAATCAAAACCTCATGACCCATTTGCCTTTTTAGATAAGGTTTAAATTTTTTATCAAACATACATGACCGCCGAATGGCGGTTTTCTTTTATTAAAGGAAAAATATATGACTGCTTATCAACAAACACCTGTTGCTCAATCTCTAAGTGTTTATGGTGATCTTTCTACCCGAAATACTACGGGTAATGGTAATCCTGCACCGCGCTCATTAGATGAACTTGCTGGGGATTTCCAACAACGTTTAACACAGTTGGATCAGTTGATTGCTGCTCGCCAGCAACAATTTGCCAATCTGCCTGAAAATGTTCGTCAAGAATTAGAGGCGCGATCAACTGAAATTCAGAAATTAGCGGCAGATATTGAACAAATTAAAACAGATTTAGTGAATGAAGCACGTTCACTACCACATGATGAACAGCATGATATTGCTGCAATCCTAATTCGAAATAAAGAATCAGTGGACCAGGCAGAAATCATGTTTAAGCGTTCTAAGCAAGTTTCTGAATCTGTAACGTTTGAAGGTATTAAAACGCGTAATATTATTACTCTTGCAGGCATTGAAAACAAAACTGCAAACGCGAATGCTGCTAAAGATATTACCAGTCGTACTGCTGTTTACCGCCCTTTAAATATTATTGATTTAATCAACTGGTTGCCAGTTGAAGGCGAAAAAGCATACTACTTACGCGAATCTAGTTTTAATATTTTGGCTGATATTATTCCTGAAGCTCAAGACAAGCCTGAATCTGAATTGAAGTTAGGTATGCTTGAATTAAGTGTAGGGACTATTGCTCACTTCATTCGTGTATCAAAGCAAGCATTAAAAAATATGAATATGCTTGCAATGTATATTGAATCACGTATGGCGTATGGTGTCCGATTAAAACTTGAATACTATGTTGTAAATGGGCATACACCTGCTTCAGGACAACAAAAAATCTTTAGCGGGTTATTAGAAGACGGTAACTTTGTAACAGTAACCACTGCTACTGATGACACTGCAATTGATGTACTAAATAAAGCGAAATATAAAGCTGCTGCTACATTTATTCAGCCTGATTGTACAATTTTAAACCCTGAAGATTGGGGGAAAATTGAACGTATCAAAGGTGGTGATGGGCATTATATTTTTGGTTCACCTGGTGCTGTTGTCCAGCCAGTATTATGGGGTGTTCCTGTTGTATTTAGTGCGACTATGCCAGTTACTAAATATTGGACAGGTCCTTTAAATTATGCTTTTGAAGGTTACCTTGATGAAAACGTTGATATTATCGTCTCAACAGAAGATAGTAATAACGTAACTAAGAACTTAGTAACTGTACTGGCCGAAGTTGATGGCTCTGGTGCAGTAGTAATTCCTGATGCTTGTGTATCTGGTACTTTGCCTGAAGTAGTAGCAGAACCACCTGCTGGCGGTTAATTTTCAATAAAAGCAGCTTTTTAGCTGCTTTTTTTATGTTTTATGCAGATTTTTGGATTTTTTATTCAGAAATCTGCATTTTTCTTCATTTTTAGGACGTTTTTATGAGTGACTACATAACGCTTGATTTAGCGAAATCTCATTTACGTGTTTTGCATGCGCGTGATGATTCATACATTGAGTTACTGATCAAAGCGGCTTTGAAAGCAGTAAGAAACTACATAGATAGAGATTTTGCTGAAGTTCAACTGAAGTGGGGAGTTCCTTCGGACGTTCTGCCTGAAGATTTGATTTTTGCGGCTTTGTTGATCATTGGTGACATGTATCAAAACCGGGCTGCTCAGACAGATGCAGCACTCTTTATCAATATTGCTTGTGAGCGCTTGATGGGTCCTTATGTAAAAAAAGGGGTTAAATGATGTCTAGAACTTTTATTAAAAGATTCGCAAGTACTCAACCGAAATTCTTAGCTGAAAGTATTTCAAAATTCCAGCGGCAAGAGTCTGTAGAGATTCAAAGTCTTTCAACATTTATTGTTGAGGGGGACACGTGGCCGTATCAAGCTTTGGTGGTTTTTGAACGTCCTATTCAGATCAAAATAAGCGATGAACCACCCGAATATGTAAGACCACTAATAAATTGCCGTTGAGATTTAACCATGCATGAAAAATTTGAAGCTTGGATTAAAGCTCAGCCGTTTTATACAAAGCTGATTTATATACATGGTGAACGCCTTTTTATTCTTGACAATGGTGAATATCAGATTTTTGCAATGGAAGTTGCCTATCACGCTTGGTTGGTTCAAGGAGGTGATTCATGCAAAGCGGAAAATTAGACGTTTTGTTCGATGTCTTAAAACGTGGTACTGAAAAAAACAGCGCTGGGGAAGTCAAACAAATATGGTCGAGCATCGGCCAATTTTATGGAGATATTGAACCAATCAGTGCAGCTAATTTCGTGCAATCGGGTGTTCAAGGTTCAGCTTTAGTTTGTCGTGTGGTTATGCGGCCTGATGATTTCCCTGGTATTAAGGCTGAATTTCTATTACGTGATGTTGATACAAATGACATCTATGCAATTAATGGTGTACTCCCAATTACCCCAAGTAAAAAGGCATTGATGTGTAGCTTAGGGAAATTGTGATATGGACATAACACATAAAATGGTTGGTCTAGATGACATGCAAAAACAAATGTCAAATTTGGTCGATCTAGCTACTGAAAAGAAAAAAACAAAAGCTGCTGCAATGTATGCGGTAAAACCCATGCTTGATGAAGCAAAGAGTCGGGCACCTGTTGCTGAAAAGGCGTATTACCGTTATTACCGTGGTTCTTACAGACAGCGTAAGCGTGGTAATGCAAAGCCTAGCCGTCAATTAATGATACCCGGTAAATTGAGAGCTGCAATTAAACGTAAAAGTGTGGAACTGAATAAGTCTGTTGGTGCGGCTGTTTATGTGGGTACTACTAAGGCTTTATTTGATCGTAAATATTATCCTTTTTATTGGCGATTTATCGAATATGGTACGCCCACAATGCCCGCTAATTCGATATTTAGAAGAACTTTTGATGCTGGAAAAGTCATTGCCTTAGAGCGTTTCAAATCCAGATATAGAAAATATATCGAGGCAATTGTTAAACGCCGACCAGTTGAGGGCCTAAACGATGTTAGTGAGTGAAATTATTTATGAGGTCCTTAAAGGGCCTTTTAACGATAGAGTTGGGCCGCATCCATTGCCAGAAGGATTTGATAATTCAGCAACCTATATCACCTATCAAGGGGTTACAAACATACCTTTAAATACGGTTAAAGGTTGGACAGGTCACGGCCGAGTAAGGGTTCAACTTAACGTCTATAACCATGAAAAATTGCAAGCAGAAAAAGATGCTGATGCTGTGAAATGGGCTATGGACCAACAAAAATTTTCAAACTGTGAAATCGCTGAACAACGTGATGCCGGTTTTGATGAAGAAACCCAAGTTTGGGGACAAGAAATTGATTTTTATTTATGGCAAAACGCCTGCAATTAGAGGATTAACTTATGGCTGGTTGTGTTGAAGGTTTAATTGATGCTCAAGGAGCCTCAATCTCGTTCCGTGAAGAGGGTGCAACCTCTTGGGAAGTTACTGCTGAAGTCACTGATTTGCCAATGCCTGATTCAACTCGTCCAGTTGATGATGTAACTACGGTAGATTCAAAATTTAAAAAGAAAGCAACGGCAGGTGCAATTGACAATGGTGCTTTAGCGCTTGAGTTCTTACAGATCAGTGGTTCAGATCAGCAAGCAAAACTTCGTGATTACTACAATAAAGGCAAGTGCCTTGAGTGGAAAATCGAACTAAATGATGAAGCTAAAACATCTTATGAATTTTGTGCTTCCATGAGCAAATTTACGGTTGTTCGTGCTGCTGACAAAAAGAACCGTGTACAAACTCAACTAGAAATTTCTGGTGAGGTAGTGGTTAAAGAAAATGATGTAGTCGTTGTTGTGCCACCTGTAACACCTTAAATTCTAATTCTTAACAATGCCCGCTATATGCGGGCTTAATTATTTGTATTTGGAGATACATAAATGTCTTTAATTAATAAATTTTTAGAAATCACCGAAAAGCCTGCTATTGAAGTTGTTGAAATCGAGCAATTGGGTAAAGTGGGTTTGCGCCAACTTACGATTGCAACACGTGAAGAGTGGACTGAAGCTCAAAAAAATGACCCCAAAACAGCGGTTGGCGTTCTTTTTAAAAGTACAGTTTGTGACCCAGATTCTGGCGAGCTTGCTTTGGTTGATCTGCAAGAAGAACAATTACTTAAATTACCTATTGTGGTTGTAAATGATCTGTTTTTGAAAATCTGTAAAGCAAATGGTATTAAAACTCAAGATGAAATAAAGCAGGAAGTTGAGTTAAAAAACTCCGAAGCCGACCAGAATTAAAATTTAAATATCAACTAGCTTTAAGGCTTGGTCGGACTGTTGAAGAGCTAGAAAATACAATGTCAAATAAAGAGTTTGAGTACTGGAAAGCTTTTAATGTTCTTGAACCAATTGGGCTATTCCGAGAGGATATTTTATTTGCTGGTTTAGGTCGTACTATTGCAGATGCAATGGTGCCAGGGCATAACCTTAAACTTGATAATTTTATGATGTTTAAAGAAAAACAGCCCATGCCTAAAGCGGAAATTCAAAATAATTTAAAAACTTTCTTTAGTAGTTATTCAAAGTCTAAAGTTTGATACCTATAGTATGTAAAGGCTATATTCTAGCCTCTGATTAAAATAATTGGGGGTTAGACCTGATGCAAAAGAATTTTTTTTGTTTAATAGTTTGTTGTTTTGGATTTATCTCTTCAGCATTTGCTGCTTCAGATGAAAAAGTAAAAGATTGTTTAACTTTAGAAAAAGTTGCTGAATTTACTATGGAATATCGCCAGAAAGGTGGTGTTTTATCAGATTTATATAAAATGGATTTTGGGTCTAAGGACCGTAATAAAATAGTTCGTCTCATGGCTGAGGAAGCATTTGAAATACCAAGATATCAAAGTGCAAAGGTTCAACAGGATGCTATAAAAAACTTTAAAAACGATAAGTTTTTATATTGTTTAAAGCATTTAAAGTAATTAGATGAGAAAAAAAGGCCCCGCTTAGCGGGGTTTTTTAATGGGTGAAATATATGTCTGATGTTTTAAGCCGTGTTCAGATTCTTCTTGATGCCAATACCGCCAAATTTGAACAAAATATAAAAACCGCCCAGAAGACTTCAGAAACATCATTCACCAAAATTTCATCTAGTGCTAAAGCAATGGCTGGAATTGTGGCAACAGCAACTGTGGCAGGTGCGGCATCTTTATTTAATTATTCTAAAGATCAAGCAAGAGTGGTTGGCGAATTAGAGCGCAGTGCTTTTATCGCTCAATCAACTGTTCAAGAATTTCAGAAAATGTCTGTTGGTGCTGAAATGTTTGGTATACAGCAAGATAAGCTTGCAGATATAACCAAGGATTTTAACGAAAAACTTGGCGACTTTTTGACATCTGGCGGTGGTGAATATGTCAATTTTCTTGAGCAAGTTGCGTTAAAAACTGAAGGTAGTACTTCGAAAGCATTAGAGCTTACCAAAGCTATGGCCCGGTTATCCGGTCCTGAAGCAATGGCTTTATATGTTAGTAAGATGGAAGAGGCTAATTTATCTCAAGATCAAATGTCATTCTTGATGGAAAGTATGGCTTCAGACTCCACACTATTACTACCATTGCTTAAAAATAATGCTGAAGGAATGAAACTTTGGGGTGAAGCTGCAGAAGATGCTGGCATTATCCTAAACGACAAAACCATTAAAGCTGCTCGTGAACTCCAAGTTCAGACCAAAATGCTTGATATGCAAATGCAGGGCATGAAAAATGGATTAATGGCTTCAGTTATGCCTGCTCTAGTTGATATTGCTGATGCCTTTAGTACTGGAGATAAAGAAGCTCGCGGAATGGCAGATGGCGGCAAAGTTCTTGCGGATTCATTACGTGGGGTTGCGGCAATTGCGTTGGGAGTTTGGGCAACTCTTAATTTGATTTCAAACTCAATTGCTGGTGTAACTAGCCAAGCACTTGATTCGTATGAATTGACAAGTAAAGCCGCCCAAAATGGTGGATTCTTAGATAAGTTCCCTGGCATTCAATGGGCAAAAACATTTATTACAACGGGTGTAACAGCTAGCGCAGAAAATAGTTATGTCAGCATGGCTGGACGCGATAATGATGCTGTTATAGATGAGTTTTTAGAAAAAAAGGCAAAGCTTTTTGATGATACTGTTTCTAATTCAACTAAGAAATTAGCTGAATATCAGGAATTAGCAAATAAAAATACTGCTGCTGCAACTCAAGGTTTACAAGACTGGAAGGATAAGCAAGACAAGGTTGCCGAATCTGCAAAAAAACTTGCTCAGGCTCAACAGGAATTAAACCGAAAACTTGAGGAACGCAAAAGGCTTCAAGATTCAATAATTTATGAATATGGTGATAAAGAATATCAAATGCAACTCAATTATGAGCGGCAAACAAATGATATTAAAAAGGCTTTTGATGGTGAACAACAGCAGAGATTCCTAACCATTGCAAAAAATCGATACGATACCGAAAAAGCTTTATATCTATCAAAATTAGCTTTTGAAATATCAGAACATCGTTTAACTGAAGAGGAAAAGCTTAACTTCCAATATCAGATTGACCAAAAGGAAATTGCGGCCAGAACTGATATTACTGATGCTGACAAAGCATCTTTTTACCGTGCGGCACGTGAAAAGCATGACCAGTCAATGGCTTGGATGCGTCTTGAATCAGCTCAGCGCTTAAATGATGCTCAAGCTGCATTCCAAACTGAAATGCAGAATTTAACTGCAAAGTTTGAATTTGAACGTGAACAAATCCGTCTAAATAAGTCGCTTGATCCGGCAGAGCAAAGTACCTTGATAGCATCATCGTACAGAACTCAAGATTTGGAAAATGAGGCTTCAAGACATTCAGCCTGGATGGATTATCAAAGTGCTACAGGTGTTGATACTTCTGCTGAGGATGCGGCAAATAGACGAGCTGAAGCTATTAAAAATGCTTTTGAATGGCAGTTGATTACCCAAGAAGAGTACCAACAAAAGATGTTGGCGTCTGAGGCTCAATTTAACACGGATAAAGCGGCTTTAGGTGCCCAAGCTGCTGCTGACACTTTAAGCGGGATGACTGATCTCATGGGGTCATTAATAGGTGAGCAGTCTGGGGCATATAAGGCAATGTTTGCGATGTCAAAGGCGTTTGCAGTAGCCCAGGCTATTATGAATGCTCCGCAAACTTTCTCTAATGTATATACGTCTGTTTCTGCTATTCCATTAATTGGTCCATACATTGCACCAGTGATGGCAGGTGCAGCCGTTGCAGTTCAAGTTGCACAAGCTTCACAAATTAAGTCAGTTAGCTTGGATGGTATGGCCCATGATGGTATCTCTAGTGTTCCTGAAGATGGTACTTGGTTCCTTAAAAAAGGTGAACGTGTACTTGATGATCAACAAAATAGTGCTTTAACCCGATTCTTAAATAGTAATGGCGGTCAAATGAATGGTTTTAATATCAATATTAATAACTATGCAGGCGCAAGAGTTAATACTAGACGTGATGAAAATGGTTTAACCATTGATATCGTTGATGAGCGAATTGCTGGAGCGTTTACACGTTTGGGCAGTGAATCAAATAGTCATGAATCGCAAATGGTGCAGCAAGCCTTTAATGTTGAACGTAGACGATAGGAGGGGTGATGGATAAATTTATGCTTGAACCTCTTCAAGAGAGTTATAGCTTTACACCAGGCAACAACATTAGAGAACAGGAAAATGAAGGGGGACCGCCACGGCAGTCCCCTTTTTTTGTTGGTGCTGTTCATCGTGTTGGTGTGACTGTATATCTGGAAAACGATGAAGATCGACAATACTTTTGGGCATTCTGGCGCTTAAAGCAACGTAAACCTGAAAACTGGCTTTGGAATTTGGCTTTAGATGAGGGGATTCGAGAGGATTGTGAATGTCGGTTTGCTTATGACGTTTTACCTTCAGAATCATCTCGTAACGGTCAAGCTGTAAAAATGAGTTTCCAGGTGATAGTTAAACCTATCAAACGTAGTGCTGACTTAGACCGCAACATCGTTAATGTGCGTCAAGGCATCGAATCTAACGAAGTAATTGATGACATTGAAAAAGTGCCGAATGAATGGCTGCCAGATGCGTTGGGAGAAAATCAATGATTGAACTTACACCTGAACAACTTGCTGTACTGGACCAGTCAGCGGGTCCAATTGGTTGGCTTGAGTCTGTTGAAATTTCTCATCCGAATTGGCCGAAAGTTTTGCGTTATGTGGTTAATTCAAGTGAGCCAATTTTATTAACACATGAGGACGGTCAAACATTTGAATATGTCTATGTACCTTTAACGATTAACAGAGGCGGTGATGAGGATAATCTTGATCAAAAGCTTACGGCTGTTATCGGTGATGTAGGCACCATTGTTCCGGATTTAATAAAGTTGGTCCTTCAGGATGATGAAATTACTCCACCTATTTTAAATTACCGTGCATACATTATTGGCCGTTATGACGTGCCTGCATATGTCGTAAAGGATTTAGAAGTTGTGACGGTAACACGGGACTGGCGTGGTTCTAGTTTTGAAGCACAAGCACCAGGCTTAAATGATTCAGGAAATGGGGAAATCTATTCTGCAAGTACAGATGAAAGTTTAGAAGGATTTTATGCATGAATATCAGCAAACTTTTTTACTGTAAGTATGATCCAGAAAAATTTCACTGTGTCCATTTCGTTATTAAAGCAGCCAAATATATTTATGGGCAAGATTATTCACCTTGTTTTGTTGGGTTATCAAGTCCATTAAGTGAAGCAATTAAAACTTCAAGAGAAACGGTTCATCAAAACAAGCGTATTGATAGGCCGAAAGAAGGCTGCATAGTCCTAATGACATATATGAATGAAAGCTCCCATGTGGGGCTTTTTTTTCAGGGCAAGATTTTTCATTTAAGTGAATGCGGAGTTCAGCGCATCACAGTTGAGCAAGCCAAAATTTGGTTTAAACGGATTCGATATTATGAGCCGAATTTACATCATTAAGAATGCTTTAGACCAGCAAGAGAAAATTACAGTTGAGTCTGAAAATATTCTTCATACATTTTTGCAAGAAAAAACCAAGCATCCCCAGGCGAAAATCTATAAGGGTAATCCTTGCCCTGAAAATGATATAACCCCTACACGTGATAATCGTGCTTCAATTGCCCGTCTTATGGAGATGGATGATGAATGTACGATTGTTCGTTATCCTGGTGAGTTGTCCTCTACAGTAACTTGGATTGCTACAAAGTTGCTTGGTCAAGCTGTCTCTGCTTTGGTGAAAGTGCCAAAAGCACCGACAAATAATAGTTCGATGACAGGTTCAAGTAATAACAATTTATCGAACCCGGAAAACCGCCAGCGAATTAAACAACGTGTGCCTTATATTCTTGGTGCACCTAAAGCTATTCCTGATTTATTTGCCCCTCCATATCGATATTTCAAAGATGGGGTAGAAGTTGAAGAGCTTTTATTAAGTGTTTGTGAAAACCCCGTAAAGCTATCTCAATTTAAGACCGGCGATACGCCAATTCAGGAAATACCAGGAACAAGTTTGTCGGCTTATGGCTTAAATCAAAGTCTGGTTGGTACTGAAACAATCTTTAAATGGGGGGATACTTTCACCGAACCTCCAGTAATTGCCCGGCAGTGTGATTCGATTAATGGTCAAACGGCACTTCCACCGAATAGCACACGTGTTGAAGCTGGAGATATATATTTCCAATATCCGAATATGATTAAGGCTAATGACCAGGGCACGGCAGATCGTTTTAACTCATTCAATATTAATGAAGCTTTGATCATTAGTGGGGCAAACTTTGGTGTTGGCGATTTATCCATAACAGGTCAAGTTACTGTTGACCCGGTAAACAAGACGTTTGCTATTGAGTCAACACAAAATGTCCTGGATTATCAGAATTACCGAAAAATTAACGTGACTTCATTGCTGGTTACTGATCCTGTAAATGAGCAGCTTGATTTAGCGGGCTTGTATGATATTGATTCAATCACATATGCATCTAGTATCTATACAATTCATTTGAGAAATCCTGTAGCCACAAACACCAATTTTTCAAAAGTAACTGAGGTATTAACTTCCACAATATCGGCAAATCTAACTGCAAACACAGCAAACATCTTTTTAGATGGTGAATATGTTGTAACGGGTGTTGATACCGCTAATAAGCAGCTTACTTTAGCAACGCCTAGCGGTGTAAATTCCGATTGGAATAAGTTAGCAGACTTAGAAGATCAAAAAACTAGTACTGGCAATATTAAGCTTCGCGGAAGCCAGGATAACTGGATTGGTTGGTTTACAATCGCTTCACCAAAAGCGACAGGACTTTTATTAAATTTCCAAGCATTAAATGGGATTTATCAAGGTTCAGACGCCAAATTTGTGGATATCTTTGTTGAATATCAACAGGTCGTTTCTGATAATCCAACCGGACCAGTATTTAACCAAACGATACGCTTAAATGGTAAAGCTAATAACCGTGACAGTGTTGGTGGATCGATGTGGATTAACTTGCCGTTTTCTGGCGCTGTGCGTTTCCGTGCAAGAAGGGTTAATGACAATGGTGATGCGGTAGATTTATCAGATGAAGTTAAATTTTATACGGCTTATGCAATTCGCTATTTATCCAAGCTTGTTTATGCAAATAGGGTTTTAATACGCCAGCGCACACAAGCAACCCGTGCTGCAACTGCCGTAGATACACGACAAACTAACTGTATTGCTGAGAGCCTAGTTTATTCATTCCGTGGTGGTGTACGTTCTGCTGAGCTAATCCCTTCACGCAATATGGCTGATCTCATCATTGACTTGGCTTTGAATAAACTTATTGGCCGACGCACTTTAAATGAAATCAATACTGAAGAAATTTATCGTGTATTTGATGATGTGGTTGAATATTTTGGCTCATCCAAGATGGCTGAATTTAACTACACATTAGACAATGCAAATCAGTCATTTGAAGAAATTTGCCGAATGATGGCGGGTGCATCCGGTTGTAATGAACGTCGTTTAAATAGAGCACTCTACTTTGATTTTGAAAGGGCAGATCGGCAACCAATATTGTTATTCAATCACCGTAATAAAAAGGCTAAATCTGAAGTTAGAACATATAACTTTAAGGTTGAGAATAATTATGATGGTGTCGAAATAACATATGTTGATAGTGAAGCAGGGTGGATTGAAAAGACTTTGAAAATCCCGAATGATCAAATCACGAACCCTAAGAAAATCGATGGATATGGGATTGCCTATAAAGAACAGGCTCACATTATCGGCTGGCGTGCCTGGAATAAGCTGAAATATCAGCGAGTCAATTGTAAGTTTGACTGCTTTGCTGAAGGTGAGCTAACAGAACGCGGGGACCCAATCATTGTGGTTGATGATACTCGTTTATCACCTGTTGCCCTGGGCGATGGTTCTCAAACGTCGGGAGAAATTACGGCATGGAACGGCTTAACCATTGAGATCAGCCAGCCATGTACTTTGACACCAGGCCATGATTTTGTGATTCATCTACAAAAGAAAAGCGGTTTTACGGATCAGATACCAGTTAGTCAGGGTGCAAGTGAGTATGAGCTAATTTTGGCACGTCCACCGCTTGAAGCTCTAGTAACAGAAGGTGAGGTGAAAACAGTTTATTCAATCACTGTAGATGATCGTCAAGATGATGAGTTGTTCCTGGTCTCAAGCAAAAATCGAAATGGAGTTTTTGAAAACTCAATATCAGCAACCAATTCCGATGAGCGTTATTATCGAAATGATAAAGACATCATCAATAACTTAATTTAACCCTGGAATGAAATTAAAGCCCTGCATTAAAAGCGGGGCTTTTTTTGGAGAGAATCTTATGGCGATTATCACTGAAGAAAAGATGCAGAATCTTAACACTGATATTAAAGATACTGGTGAAGCTGTAAATGAAGATAAGGTGATTTACCCTCGCTACGGTCTGCCATTTTTTTCTTTACCTATGGTTTCACGTTTGGGTCAAGAACGCTTTGCCTCTGCAATTCAAAAAATTGAAAATATTGGGGGGATTATTTCAGCACCGACTTTAGCTGTTCTGAATACGATTGTCCCTGTTTACAATTATCAGTTAGCAAGAGTTGTTGAGACAGGTAACGATTATTATTGGGATCCTGCTGCAACTCCTTCTCCTAGTTGGAAGCCAACTGGAAGGAACTGGTTTAGTGAAGTAATTGCTTATATAAATGCAAACCCAAACTTTAAAGCAGGCGCATTCACAAACGCTTTTGATTTCGATGCTCAATTAATTCCGGGGCAGTATGATGTGTCGAATTCTGTCTTAAATGGCTCAACTCATAAACCTCCATTTGATGTTGGTGGTGTTTTTATTATTGAGGGGTCAGGCAAAGATTACTTTGCAAGACAGCGTTTTTGTACGATTGATAACCAAGAAGCAGTACGTACAAAAAAAGATGTATGGGGGGCATGGGATGTTGTAATTAAGGCTGGAGATTTAAAAGCCAAGCCGATTACCGCACCAATTGACTTTAACACTTTTAAGAAACCCGACACTTATACGATTACAACAGTAATCCTTTTACAGTGTACAAATAGACCTCCAGTAAATGCGGGTGGTGTTTTCGAAGTAAAGGGTACTGGAGCTGATTATCTTACAACTCATGTTTTCAGATCATATGACAATATTGATGTGTCACGTGCTTTTAAAACTACTTGGGGTGCGTGGGATTTACATATTAAAGCTTCCGATTTAAAGCCCAAAGTTGTCTCGTCTGCAATCGACTTTAATGCGTTTAATGTGCCTGGTTCTTACTCAATAACCAATAATGTTTTAGCAACTTGTTCAAATGGGCCTCCAACTCCTAATGGAGGGATTTTTCAGAATATTGGTACTGGTGCTGCTTACTATACACATCGTGAGTATGTAAGTTTTAAAGGCGAATTTTTTAAACAATCGCTGGAAACAACATGGGGGCCGTGGAAGAAATTAGCAACTACCGATATTACTGACAACTTGGCTCAGCAAATTGCGGGGATTCAAATTCCGGGTACAGGTTTAACAGGTAAAAAATGGGGAGCCTTAGGCGACTCAATCACATACGGTTTAAACAATACAGATAATCGCAGTCATGTAAATATATTAGCCGACCGCTATGGGGCTATCCTTACAAAACACGCTTTTTCTGGTGCATGGATCAGTGCGGGTACTGGGGCAGTAGGACCTGCTCCGATTTTATCGCAGTCATATACATCACTACCTAATGACGCGAATTTTGATTTAATCACAATTGCTGCGGGTACAAATGACCGTATTGACGGAGTTTATGGAAATCTAGGGACCTTCGATGATCGCACAAATGAAACGTTCTATGGCGGGCTTCATGTTTTAATTGCTGGTTTGAAAAGCAAGTATCCGAATGCACGTATGCTATTTATATCTCAAATACCGCGCGCTGGACTTCGTTCAAATCCAAACAATCCGACTGACGTAGATAAAAAATTCAAAGCAATCACAGAAGTGTGTGATTACTATTCGGTTCCAGTTTGGGCGGGTCACAAGAACTTTGGTTTTCATCCTGATGATAATGCCACTTTCAGAAGCACATATATGGAGGATGGTCTCCATCCAACAAATGCAGGTCAGGTTTGGTATGCAAATCGTTTAGAGCAAACAATTTTAAGTGTAGCAAAGTAATTTAATTTAAAGCCCTAACTCCAGTTTAGGGCTTTTTTTACGCCTAAATCTGGAGAAGTGGATATGACAGAACCAGCATCAACAACAAGCACAGCAACTTATGGTTTAGCAACAAATGTAGCAGGGGGTACGATGGCATTAGTCGGCGGTCTTTCAACGACGGAATGGATGGCGGTCTTAGGTGGGGTATGTGCTGTACTTGGTTTTATTGTTCAAGCTATCGCTGCTTATCGCAAAGATCAGCGTGATGAAGAACTACAAAGGAAATTAATGGGTGAAGATAGTCATGACAAACAAGACTAAACTTTTGGTAATTGGTTCAACTATAGCCGCCTCAATGGGCGGTTTTTTTATTTTTGGGCCTAGTGATCAGCAAGTTCAGGCTACGGCCGCAAAAGAAGGTTATACAGCTAAACCGACTATCCCAGTAAAGGGTGACCGTCCGACCATTGGGAATGGCACAACCTTTTATCCAGATGGCCGTGCTGTAACTATGAATGACCCGGCTATTACTCGAAAGCAGGCTTTTGAATATTTGAAATTCACAATGAATAAAGATGCAAAAGCGTTCAATAAGACATTGCTAAATATTCCAATTTCACAAGCTGAATATGACCTTTATCTAGATTTTACTTATCAGTATGGGATTGGTGCCTGGTCTGGCTCATCCATGCTGAAAAATCTAAAAATTGGAAAATATAAAGCCGCTTGTGAATCGTTATTGAAATGGAAATACGTTGCAAAGCGTGATTGTTCAATCCGTTCCAATGGTTGTTATGGTGTTTGGGTACGTCAAGTTGATCGTTATCAAAAATGCATGGGGGCTAATTCATGACTTGGATTTTATTAAATAAACGTTGGTCTTTAATTATCCTCTTAACGGTCCTTTACATCATTCAAATAGGATACACCAATCATCTAGCGGGGAAGTTGAAACAAGCTGATCAGCAATGCATGGCCCAAATACAAGATATTGAGCGTAAGCAGGTAAAAGCCCTTGCTGAAGCACAAAATGAGCTAAATAAAGTGAGTGCCGATTATGAGCAATATAAGTCAGAGCAACGTACAAAAATCGAATATGTTGAGCGTGAAGTGCAAAAGATCGTTGAACGTCCTCTTTATAAGTCTGCTTGTTTTGACGCTGATGGCGTGCAGCAAATCAACGATCTTATCAAAGCCGGTAATACCAGCTAACTTAATGCAGCCATGCCCTAATTTGAATGAATTAGCAGGCACAACGGGCAAAGATTTGATGATTTGGTCTGTTGATACTGTCGCTAAATATAATGATTGCAAAGCCCGTCATGGTGGAGTTATAAAAGCCCTCAATTGAGGGCTTATATAAAATTATCAGTAATTTATGATAAGCTTTAAAAAATTAAATAGGAGTAAAGACTGTGTCTGTTGATTTTAATCAAGCTATAGAAATTGCTAAAGAAAATGCAAGAATCCTACTACCTAAAGCTTCAAGTTTTGATTTAGAAGGGATTATTTTAAACAATAATGAGTATGAAGTTACTTTGAGTTATATGATTGATTATTCAGATAAAATTAAAGATGGTAGTCAAGATAGTGGAGTTGGTTTCATAATGGCAGCTTTGGCTAGAAAAAGAGAAGAAAAAGTTTTTATCGTTAGCATCAATGGAAAATTTAAAGGTTTCCGGAATTCTAAATAATAATGTGATTCCTTAAATGAAAAAATTAATAATTGATGCAAATTTGCTTCTACTGTATGTAATTGGTTTAATCGACAATGGCAACTATATTGGCAGGTCTGACCGATTAGACAGATATAATAAAAAAGATTTTGATTTACTTATTAGGCTTCTCATACCATTTAAGGAAATCTATGTTACTCCATATATAGCTACAGAGGTTTCCAATCTTATTGACATAAAAGGGAAAGTTAGGAACCAGATCTTCGATATATATAGTGCTCTATTAAATGGCGTACTTTTACAAATTGACTCAAATTTTAAAGAAGACTCAAATTTGCCTTTTTTTACAAAATTTGGCTTAACTGATGCCTCTCTTACTTTCTTAGTTAATGATTATTGTATTTTGACTGATGATGAACGTTTATGTAGCGTTTTATATGGTTTAAAGGCAGACAATGTCTACCAATTTGAATTTGTAAAGCATTTAGATAGTTTATTCTGACTATCTAAATGCCTAAAAGAAAATTTAATAATTCAATTAGAAATAGTTAGCATACCTTCCCAAGTAAAATAATTATTTGATTTAAGATTTTGAGACATCGACCAAGACCGATTTTGATACATACTCCCACCAAATCCAAGTTTGAACTTTCCGAATTTCCCTTGTATCCCTTCAATCGCCTGCATCAAATTTTCTGTTTTTTCTAAATCGCTATAATCTGTTAGTAAGTCATAAGTATAAGTATGTTTACTCTCGAGTGCAGTCAAAACTACCCCACATTTTTTAAAGTCCACTCCAGGCTTATAAATATATTCCATCATTCTTGTTGTTGCCTTCACAAGCTTTCTAACGTCGTCCGTTGGTACTGCAAACGACTGTGATAATTCTTTTTTATAATAGGGTTTATGCACATCAAATGGGCTTGAGTGAGCAAAACCAATAATACAGCCGCATAGGGCTTCATCTTTTCTAATGCGTGTGAATGCCTCTTGTGTACGTCGGGCAATAGCTTCTTTTAAGTCATCCTTTTCAGTAATTTTTTGCTTAAATGCACGTGATGAAATGATTTGCTTTCGAGAGGGTGGCGTGTCTTCAATTTCAATGCAAGCAATACCGTTCAGCTCCAGCACTGTACGCTTCATAACGACACTAAACAATGATTCCATGTGATAGGGGTTTGACATCATAAGATCATAAACTTTAGTAATTCCCATTGATTCAAGCTTTTTAGCATGCTGGCGGCCAACGCCCCAAACTTCAGAAACGCTGGTCTGTTTATAAAGCAAATCTCTTATATTGGTTGGGAACGATGTAAGGTTACATACGCCATCAAATGTTTTATAAGTCTTTGCAAGATGATTAGCCATTTTAGCTTCAGTCTTACTTCGGCCAATTCCCACGCATACAGGCAGACCGATCCATTGCCATACTCGATTTTTCATTAGCCTGGCGTAAGCGTCTAAATCATAGTGCTGTTTGTATGCTGTGAGTTCTAGGAAGGCTTCATCAATGCTATAAGTCTCATGTTCTTTGTCCGTAACAAACTGCTTTAGGATTGCATGAAATCTTTTGCTCATTTCTGCATAAACGGGGTAATTGCTGGAGAGTACAGCGACATTATGTCTTTTAACTAAATCAAGAATTTTAAATAAAGGGTCGCCCATTTTGATGCCAATTGCTTTGGCTTCTTGAGAACGTGCAACAGCGCAACCGTCATTGTTGGAAAGCACAATTACGGGTTTATTAATTAATTGAGGGTTGAAGAAACGTTCTATACTTGCATAACAGTTGTTTACATCAACCAAGCAAAAAACACGCGGTTTCATCTCATAAATTGATTACGTTACAAATTCAAGTTAATGGTAGAGATGAGCTTTCAAAAATTCAAATCATAAAAATCTTTGTAAATCAGAGACACGACAATTAAAGACGCTAGAGTGGTTGCATTTGGTCGGAAATTCCCCAACTCTAAGCATGCAAAAGTGAATTAATAGAAGTTGGTCATGACAGGTTTTTTGACAGGCACATCTTATAAACAGTAAAATACAATTCAAGCTAGGGGATGTAAGTTATTGATTTCTAGTATCAGTAATTTAATTGTATTTGATAGTGTTTGATTGTTTCGGGTTCAACTCCCGTCATTTTTATTTTTTGAAGTGGGTACAGTTCAAACTATACCCAAAAAATTAATAACTATTAACCCGCTTCCTCTTCTTCAATTGTTTTCCTAATAGACTCATCTTGTTTTCGAAGATAGCTTTGAAAAATAGCAGCCTCAATCTCATCATCTTCGCTTTTGATGTTTCCAATGGCTAGTAATAATTTATCAATTGCATAAATCATTGTCTTAAACTCAAAATCATAATATGAATTATCATAACTTGGTGAGCTATCAATTATAGTTTTTAGCTTCTGAAGCCCTTCTTTATAAGATTTTAAAAGATCTTTTGCATAATTAGTATCAAACCCTGGTGTCTTATAAATTGCACTACCAGATTTTTCTAATACATACAAAGATTCTTGGCCAATACAGTCAATCACAATTTTAGATTTTGAAAGCATAAAATTATCTTTTAATAATTAAAGTGAAGAAATATTTGTATATAGATATGTGGATAAATTCAAGTAGCAAGATTAATTTTGCAAATTAATACTTTCTTAATCAGATTCGCGTTTGCGACAAAAATGCGTCAGTTTTATATTAAGTTATTGAATATAATGAATTTAGATTGTCCTTGACATCGTAGAGGTCTCCAGTTCGAGTCTGGATATGCCTACCAAGATATTAAAATCATATGCAGTTACATAACTTTGTATGAAATAAAAAGCCCTGAATCTCAATGATTTGGGGCTTTTTATTGCTTTGTATAACTTAATTTAACTTTCTATTAGGATGAAATGCATTTTTAAAAATTAATAAAAACGTGGACGTCGCATAACACTATGATCAGCGGCTTTAATTCTATGGCATCTGAAAGTTGTAGAATACTTAATTTCTAAACTTCTTAAATATGTTTCCTCTTTCATGTTTTCAATTCCGTTAAAGGCCATACTTAAAGAGGCAAAGATTTTTGACTCTTCATAATCATCAGTTAAGTAACATAGGATTTGTGGATCAGTTTTTTTAAATTTTTCAATATCAGAAATTCGACTATTGATTATTGATTCAACCTCTTCAAAAGAATTCAATTGACTCAGTATCGTATTGACCCTTTTCCTTACTACAGCAGGTTGTATCTTTTCACCTTCAATAATTTGATTGTGAGATTTTAAAGCATCTCTCAGCGCCTCACGAAGTTTGGAAACTTTCTTTTCAAATTCTTTGAAATTTCTATCATCAAAAATACTTAATGATGATATATGACCGATGGTATGAGTTCCCATATAAATTAGAGCTTCTTCATTCGGATTATCAGGATCAGGTTTTCCTAATTTGTAGGTCTTTACTTCAACTTTTGTATTAGAAGCTTTGTAGCGCTCATTTAGTTTTAAATAATTTCTAGAACCAATACTAAGTTTTAAATTAAAGTAAAAATCTTCTATATTTTTTAATTTGACTACGATATTACCTAATCTTTCTGTATATTCATCAAAACGGATAGCAAAGTCAAAAACCTTACCTAATTTTTTCTCAGCTTCTTTAGTATTTTCATAAAGATTAATTCCTTGAATAATACCTTCATTCGCGCCAAATTTTTTTCCGCACAGTCATTGCCCATTATGCTTAGAGTGCCATCTTTTAGCTGGATCACGTAACCAAAGTTGTGTTTATGATTACAAAGTCCTCTATCACTAAGTAAGCAGCAATGCATGTCTCTGTCTCGAATTTGATAATCAGAAAATACTGAATCAAAATTCTCAGGTGTAATTAAATTTTTTTCTAAAAAACCCGGTAAACCTAAAACTTCATCATAATTAGTAATACGTGGAGTCGATGCCATCTAATTGTCTCTATAAAATTTATAATTAATTATAAATGGATTAAAAAAAATTCGTTACGCTTGACCGTTGTAAAAATAACTTTAAACGACAAAGCACGTCGCAGGGATTTATCTGGTTAGCCCTATATTTGTAACTATCCTATTAGCTGTTGACACTACTAACACGATATAAAGATTTATATAGCTTTTCTTAACTACAATACTGGTAGTGATAAATTTTTAGGATAAGAACTTTGGATATTGAAAAACTAATTGCTGAATGCAAAGATTTGGTAGATACATTGGCTGAGTCAAAAAAGAAGTTGCAAGATCTAGTTTCTATTAAGGCAAATTATTATTCATTGTCAGGAGAGTCTGTGGAGACAATCACGCAGGTTGTCATGTTTGATTGTGACACTACCTTTAATTTACTTAAGCAGGAGATATTCGACTTCTACTCAAAACGTTATAGGAATGAGCCCTTCATGCACTTAGTTGATACAGAGTTGGAATCCATAAAAGAAGAAATGAAAATGAGCTCCATGAAGATAGTTTTAAATATTCGAGTCCAAGAAAAAATTAAAAGAACGGAAAAGAAACTTCAGAGCATTGAAAAAGATCTACCTAAGTATTCATAAAGATTTAAATTATGAGTACTTTGAGATTTATGAATTAGGTAGATTCTAATGCGGTTTTTAACCTTTTTAGTGAGTAACGGCCGCTTATGCTTTTTATTTTTTGTTCTTTGCAGAGGTTTTTAAAAAGGTAGTAAGTCATACCGGGTATGCGTTCACATATTTGACTTATATTAAGTAATTCATCCTCCTGATTAGCTAATACCTTAGTAACCGCACGTTCACATGCTTCTTCCAATAATTTGGATAGTTCGTCAGCTGTTATCAAAACAAATTTTATTTCGGTAGTCATCAGGATGATTTCCTAATATTGAGTTTGTAGGACTATAGTGAAAGTGCCTACATTAATTCTAGTTTTTCCGCCGAACGCCTCTTTTTATATTTAGCAAATGTAAGTTATCTAAAATGGGGATAACTTCGTTTGGATCATAAAGATGTTTACCTTCATTGCCTTTATTAAACACTCGAAGGTGTTCTATAAGTGATTTTCTTGAAAGTGAGTACCGTTCTAACAGCCATGCAGCATCAACTCTTCTTGGCAGTTCTTCTGATCTTAATTCAATGATCTTGCAACCGGCTATTTCTTCACCTAAGAAGAGTTTAGGAGAGGCATCGCCTTCAAGGGTAATGATGTATTTCTTTTTCAT